GTCGAGCTGTAGGATCCGGTAGATGACGCTATCCGGATCCTTGGCGTAGGCGTCCGGTAACCGGATGATCTGGTCTTCAACGGTCATGATGTCGTCACCGTGATGGTTCCGGGCACGGCTACCGCGGACTTGGCAATTGCGATGTTCCCTGTTCCCCCGTTCACCGTCAGCGTCGGGATATCGATGATCCCGGGGACACTATGGATCCGGGAGATGATCCGGGTATAGATCACGTCATCGCCGAGGGCGAGCCCGGAGAGATACCCCTCGATCGCCGCACCGACCAGGTCGTCGCCGTCGGGGGGGAAGATGGCCGTATCCACTGTCAGCGTGGCGCTGACGTTGACTGTCACGATCCCAGGCCGGTTGAACCCGATCGTGTGCGTAACTCCGCGGCTATCAGTGATCTCGCGCACCTCGTCCTCTCCCCAGCACTGGATGCCTGCCGACTTCACCTCATACAGCGTCTCCACGATCCTGTCGGCGTCACCACCCCACACAATCGGTGCGATGGCCTTCGGCGGGATCCCGGTTGCCGGGTCGGTTTCCAGGGTGACATTCTGCCGGACCACTGCATCGAGCACCCCTTCGATGTCGAGCAGCGCCGCCTCGATTGCCGCTGCGGATGCTCCGCCGGGTTTCGAGACGCTGCGGACGTACCGCTCCCTGAGCTGCGCGTCAGTCTCGGTGTCCCGGCCGCCTGAGGTCGGGTCAGGGTTGGTAACGCCGGTAACCCCTGCCTGCGGGCGGACCATCCGGGAGATCGCACCCGCGCCGACGTTCCCGGACGCACCCGGAACAACAGCCTCAATCTCAGCCCGGGCAAGGCCGCCGGAGATGGTGGTGGCGGACGTCGTCCTGAACACGATCCCCGTCGCGGTCTGCACCTCGAACCCCTCAAAGATCTGCGTCCCGTCAGCCCCAGAGAACTGGATCGTCCCGGTGGCCCGGGTCGCCAGCTGACGCATGATGCCGATGTCCTGGCACTTCCGGTCGAGGCTCACCCCTTCTGCCGATGAGACATATGCCGACAGATACACCTCTTCCATCTGCTGCCAGACGGCAGCCTCGTCCCAGGCGTTCAGCCGGATCAGCATGCCTAGCGGCGAGGAGTCCGAGAGGTTCGCGTCGTTACCGAAAAGTTCCCGTGCCCGGCGCTCTTTCTCCGACAGGATGTCTGCGTAGCGTTTCGGCTTGAATCCTGTGTTCGTCAGTCCAAACGTCATAGTTGCACCTCTACGGCTGCATAAGTCTCGTCCACGGTTGCTGTGATCCGGATAGTCAGAGTCCGGGCATGGGTATCATACTCCAGGTCAAGCGACTGGATGCGAATGTCCCGCGAGTCCTGTTTCACTGCGTCGTAGACCGCGGCCCGGATCCGGCTCTCTGCTGCAGGCATCTTCTGGCCGAGAATCTCCCCATGGTCCAGCCCGTGCCGGATGTTCAGGAACCATTCCCCCATCCGCGTCGTGAGCAGGAGCCGGAGATGTTGCGCCGCCTCATCCGTGCCGGACACCATCTGCAAACCCATCCGGTCATCGAACACGAGATCGCGCGATTCTGGGTCAAGGTAGAGCGACTTCATCCGACGATCACGTCTCCTGACCCCGAGATCGCCGCACCCGCTCCACCAGGATAGACCACTGCGTCCCCGACCCGGTGCACCCCTCGTCCGTTCACGAACACCGACCCCGAACCGGTCGCGGCAGCCCCGACACCGCAATGCGGGCATGAGTGCACCACTCCGTCAGCTATCCGGACGACGCCCCGGCCGTTCACGAACACGTTGCTTGACGCCGTGATGTAGACGCCCGCAACCCCGTGCGGACAACAATCGGGAATCCCATGACTGCATATGCCTGCATGACCGTCCCCGAGCCGGACAACTCCCGCCATTACGCTTCCCCCTCCTCTTCGTCGCAGTTCAACCGGATCTCCGCTGCATCGACTTTGAAGACCCCTTTGATTGAAACCGTCATGTTTCCCTCGGTATCCATCGTAAACCAGTTCACTCCGTCCTCCGTACCGATATACAGTTTCTCGCCGTGCTGCTCCGGTAGCGGCCGGGGGCGGGGTGTAAACCCGCCGACCACTACCGCGTCGGTGAGGCTATGCTTCCTGGCGCCGACCCGGTCCGCCTTCTCTCCGGTCGCGAAGACCCCGTCGATCCCGCGCTCGATAACGACCGCGACGACGATATCCCCCGGCTGATACGGCGGCCGGATGATGAACCCCCCGGCCCGGAGGCAGGAGACGGATGCGTGGACGATCGGGGCATACTCGAACTCAGGGTCCCGGATCAGGGGTTGCAGGTCGGCCTGCATCAACACCGGGTCGTACGTCAGGATTTTGGCCAGGATCGCCGTGTGGAGCTGGGAGAGGTCCCGGTTCCCGCGTTCCTCCATGTACTTCTGGAATTCGCTCATAGGCCCTCCGGCTCTGCGAGCTGCATGACTGTTTTGAATTCGTTCCCGTCGCTGACGTGCGAACCAGATTCGACCGCGAACAGCCCATTAACCCGCTTCGATTCGACCTGCACCAGTGTCCCGGCCCGGATACGGTAGTTCAGGAGCGACTCGGCTTCCCAGAGCAAGGCACTGTTCTCGTCTTCGCTCTCGATCCGTTTCGGCGACCCGATCAGCCCTGTCTTCGGAGAGAGGAGGACCGCCTCGTCGTGCCAGCCGCCCGGCGGCAGGACGTGGATCGTCCCGTGCGTGACGTGGACCTCAGAGCCGCAATCCTCCGCAATCTCCTCGATGACGTCCTTGATCTTTCCGTCGACCGACCGGCCTTCCGGGTATACCGCGTCCCGGACGAGCTGGATCTTCCCTCGTTCCAGTCCGCTCATGCTGATGACGCGTTCCAGGATCTGAGATCCGGTCGTTCCGGGAACATAGGATTCGCTGATCTCCATCCCCTGGTAGGTGGCGCTCGTGTCATGGACCTCGATCTCGCAGATGCGATCGGCGCCCTCGTCGAACACTCGGACATGTCGGATCTCGCCGGCCATGACGATCCCGATATCGCCCTGATACCCGGCCCGGAGAACCATCTCCTCCCCGTGCTTGAAGACCTGCTCCGTCTCCGGCGCGAGGTTGTAGAGTTCGATGACCGCGAGATCCGGATCGCCACCCTTGGCGAAGTCTACCCGGAACTGAATCTCATAATTCGGGTAGCGGAACTCTCGCCCGCAGCCGGAGACCACAGTCTCACGGATCCAGAACTCGCTCATATGACCCCCTCCGCCGCTGCGTCCGCGGGCTCGACCACATACAGGAACACGGTCTCGCCGAGTTCAGCCCACCCGACTCGCTGCGAGCGGCCGGAGGGGTCGAGCGGGATCAGTGCTACGCCCGGGAACCGCTCGTCGTAGAAGGCGCTGAAGAGCGGCGAGCCGTAGACCAGAGGCTCCCCGACCACGAGGTCCTCGCCCCCCCGGGAGAGATCGACCGTGAACCGGTCCGCCTGGAGGTTGTAGTAGAAGTTGAGGTCGTAGGAGACGCCTGCTAGCCGGATCGTGGTCTGGTAGGGGATCGCCCGCTTGTCGATCGGGATAATCTGCATCAGAGTCCCTCCCAGATATCAGACCATTTCGGTCCGCGCCCGAAGATGTTCTTGAGCGCATCGATCGACCCGATCAACCCTGCCGGGAGCCCCATCGGCGCTGCCTGCGGTTGCTCCCGCCCCTTCGCGGCGACTGGCTGCACCTGCGCTGCGGTCTGCTGGTCTGTGACGATCTCCGGGAGAGCGGGATCGCGTTTCACCCTGAGGATTGTTGCCGGGGAGACGATCCGCACCTCCTGGAGCGTCATCGCAAACCGGAACCCGTCCCCAACTTCGACATCCTCAGTCGGCCGGAACTCCTTGATGACAAAATCCCGGTAGGTTCCGCGTCCGGAGTAGGAGACGAGGAGCCGGTTCTCCTGCCAGGACCGAACGGTAGCGAGCACCCCGGCAGCGCTCGGACCCGCGACAACGCCGTCGATCGCCAGCGTCACGGGGCGTAGGGCGGCATGGTCTGAGATCTGGTTGCCGCCCTCGATCGGGTACTCGGTGATGTCGGCGACGTAGTCCGGCCGCTCCTCAGAGACGACCCCGAACTCCACCGTGCCCTGGCTCGAGGTGAGTTTCGCTCTGCTCATAGGGCGGCCCTCCGTCGCTGCCGGGCGAAGTAGAGTTCTGCATGACGATCGAACGTCTGCCGGAGGCGGCGGTCAACCACGGTTGCAATCTCCCGGGCATCGCCCGATCCAGTGGTGACGTTGATCGTCGTTGACGGTGCGTAGGTCGTGGCAGTCGAGCCGGCCATCATCAGGGCGTCACGCTCGGGGGTGTAGATGCGAGGGTCAGGGGGATTGTCTGTCTCCGGCCCCCAGGAAGCCCTCGTATCGTTGATCTCCAGGCCTCCGAACTCAGCCCGGCCCGTAAGGTCGTTGATGTCAGGAAGCCCCACTAAAACCCCCCGGTACTCGACCATCCCGGCAAGCGTATCGATCGCCGGCTCGGCAATCGTTGGGGTGTAGCGCACCTCTCCCGCACGATCGAGGTTGCCCTGTTCGGGGAGCGTGGCCCCATACTCTATAGTCCCGGCAAGTGCCGGCACCTCAGGACGGAGGACCTCCGAC